GCACTTGCTGAACCATAAGTGCCTGCTGTGCCTACAGGTGTAATACTAAATGTATAACCTGATAATGTTAATCCAGTACCTGCATTGTATAGCGCAGTATTACTGAATTGCGTAAATGTGATAGGTGTTGTACCTAATGTACCTGTTGCAGGGATTGTTGATACCCATGCTGAACCTGTATATATCGTGCCATTTTCTACAAATATAAATGCAGCAACTAATTCAGCATAAGTATCAGCATCACTTGATCGTGTCCATGCTGTTGCAGAAGCATTATAAATACCATTGTTTTGCGTTAAAGTTTGATTTCTAACTAATACTCTATCACCTGCTACTGTTGTATAACCATCAATAGTTTGTAAGCCTGATAACGTAATATTGGCTGTTGTTGTTACTTGAGCAGGTGCTTTGAATGATAAGCCTTGAATTACAGCATCAACATACGATTTATTTGTTAAATCGTTAGGGTTTACAGGTGTTGATGTAACTTGACCTGTAATAGTAGTCATATTGGTGAAACTACCTGTTGAAGGAGTAGTCGCACCAATAGTCGTACTATCAATCGTACTATTAGTAATATGTAACCCTGTTTGATAAGGATTAATAATAGCAAAGAATGGCTGACCTTGACCTATAAATGTCTGAAAGTTTCCATAGACATCAAAATATGCCTGTACTGGCAGTAGATTCTGGTCTACGGTTGAACTTGGGCCAGCCATAATATTCCTTTAAAAAGGTGAAGCAGTAAGTATTAAAACATCACCAGCACTAAAGTTAGCAGCTAAACCTGTAGTCATACTATATCCAACTATCGTTGCACTTGTTGTAGTGTACGCTGATTGTTGAATAAATATGGTTGCAGAGTTAGTTGTGTCATATCCAGTTACTACCCAACCTGTAGGTGCAGCAGGTAATGTAATAACACCATTAGCAGCACCACCAGTACCTACTACTATTTTAAAACCAAAAGTATTAGTGCCTGTAATAGTAGGCGTTGTACCAAAACCACTAGCAATAGCAGGTGCAACATTAGATGCAATAACTGTCCCACCTAAACTAAGTGAAGTAAAGTTACCTGTTGATGGTGTTGTACCACCAATTACAGAACTATCAATCGTTGCACCTGTAATTACATCACCAATTAAAGGTGGTGAAAAGTAAACGCCACCAGGGCCAACTAATCCTAAACAAGCACCAGCAGTATTAAATGCTGCTTGAACAGGTACAATATTTTGAGTTGATGTACTTGCAACTTGATTAGAGTTAGCCATTAGTTTAGTCCTTCGCCTGGTGTGATTTCTACACTAGATGCTGCACTAGATAAGAACCACGCATTAGGTGGAATGCCACTAAGTACCGCTACACCATTTGCAGGGATAGCAATAGTATTAGCAGACGGAACTGTTAAAGCAGGTGCTGTTACTACAGGTGTAGAAGTTGCATCATTAGGTTCTTGAGGTTGCCAAGAAACTCTGATTAAACTTGAAGTGATATTAACAAAACGATAACCACTAGGGTACACGTTATTAGATGATTTCACTTGAACAGCAGCCAAACTCCCTACTAAATAAGTAGGCCCAAAAGGTGTAAATGCTGAGTTATAGGCCATGATTATTCCCCTTAAACAGCAGTAGTTGGTAATGGATAAGTTTCTGTTCTTACAATTTGAAACTCATAAATACCAGGTGTAGGAGTAACAGGTGCAGCAGTATTATTACCAAACTGAAGTGTTAATACCCCAGCAGTTAAGCAATCAGCTTCAGCAATCCATATACCTGCAATTTGATTAGCTACGTAACCATAGGACAGAATAAGATCATTTACTTGTAAGCCAGGTAAATTAAAAGTTTGTACTGCTGTTGTATTAGCAGCTACAGCTACTGGTGTTATAGATGGGCCAATGTAAAAAGTGCTAATAGCATTTCCACGAGCTATGGTGGTAGATGGCATGATAATTTCCTTTAATAAGGTACTTCAATTATAGATGATTAAATAAAAAAAGACACACCTTTTGAGTATGTCTTTTTTCTTTGCATTACTTAGTATTAACTAAAGTCGTAGCCGTACACGTAAACATCAACAGTACCTACTACCGCAGTAGTAGTTGCAATATTGACGAATAACGCTTGTTGGTTATAAGCAGTTACTACCGCAGAAGCTGCCACTTGGCTCACACCAAGAACTGTAGCTAATTGTGAAGCAGTAATAGCACCAAACAATGAAGTTGGTGTACCGCTACCTGTTGTAGTAATACCTAATACTAAGCTAGTTAAAGTACCTGTAGCTGCACCTGCGTTATTAGAGTTAGTAACTACTAATAAGTTAGGTTGGTAAGTTGTAGAGTTAATGATAGGCAAAGGGAAGAAACTTCCAGATGCTGCATTTACGTTTACACCTTTAAGTACACCCAATAATCGTTGTGTCTGATTAGTTGTTACATTACTTGGGTGAGCTGAGGTGGTTACTGCTGGTCCTGGATTAGCCATGATATTTTCCTTTATCCGTTAAATTAAGCTGCAACTCTGCATGCAAGCTCGGGGTAAAGAGGCGCCCAACCGTATAAAACATCAACACGAGTAGGGATAGAATCGTTATTAATAGTGTATTGACGAACTACACGCATTGATAAACCGATTTCTTTATCAGAAGCACGACCAGCAAAGTGTACACCCTCTGGAAGCTCTAAGTCAGCCATAGCGATTGTGAAAGCATTACGGTGCATCACAATGTTTTGTGGTGAAACGATACCGCTACCACTTGCATTGTATTGTGAAGCAAAGAATGTTACAGCAGCAGAAGCAGCAGGAGTAGGTACAGATACGTTTTGGAACTGACCAGCAGTAATTACAGCAGGTGAAACAGTTACTGAAACGCTAGCACCTGAAGCTACTGATACAGCAGATTTAACTACGAATGAACGTAATTTGTTAGTACCGTAAGCTTGACGATTTTGCGGATTGACTGCATAAACACCAGCGATTTGGAATGTATCACCTGCATTTAGATTGATTGTACCTGTATTAGCAGCAGTCAATGTAATTGTAGATTGTGAAGCCCAACCTGAAGTTAAGAAGCCAGTTGCAGTCGTTGTAGCTACTGAAGCTGTTACTGTAGATGATGAGAAGTTACCAAAAGTTTGAGATACAATGTTTTGATCTAACTTCCAGTTCATACCACCTGAATCACGACCCATTAAGCCTTTAGTGTACTGAGCTGAAATTTCAGCAGTAGGTACAAATAGACCTTTCAAGCTATCAACAATAGTAGCTGAAGTAAATGGTTCTACGATACATGAACGGCGGCCATCACGTGGTGCGCCTTCAGAATCAAGATAAGCTTGAGCTGACAAGTATGTATATAGACCAGTAGGTGGTGTACCTGCTGTACCAACAATGTTTGCTGTGTTTAATGCAGCAGTTGTTGTACCGTCATAGTCAATCTTGTTGGCAATAGCTGCGACTGCTGGCTTCAAGATACGATCAGAGAACATATCTAGTGAAAGAGCTAAGTCTTGTGTAGTAAATTGTGTATCTACGTGGAACTGAGTTGAAAGCGTTACAGGTACTGAAGTTTCGTTCAAGTCCTCTACGTTCAAAGCTGGGCCAGTAGTACCAATGAAACGACCTGGTCTACGTACGTTTACTGTTGCGCCAATTTTAGCACCAACAACCGCAAACTGGTCATCATAGTTGCGATCTACTTCGCTTGTAAATGTTAATTCATTCTCAAGAACCATTAACGCTTCGTTAGTGATTTTTGAGATGGTTAATAAAGTATTAGCCATTATATTTCTCCAAAAAAATTAGGTTTATCTAATCTTATTCGCCATTCGTGCGGCTTTCCATTGAGCATATGAGCCTTGAAATTCACCATTAGTGTCAATCAATACATCATTACCAATCTTGCCACCATTTAACGGCCTAATAGGACTAGGTGCTGTACTTCTTGAAACAGATTCTTTAGCAACTTTAGCTTTTGGTTTATCCTCTTGCTCAAATCGTGCTTCCAGTTTGCCTATTTCTCTTAGAGCTTTCACTAACGGCATTTCTGTTAGTTTCTGTGCAAAATCTTCATTTGATGCTAAATGATATAAGAGTTGAGGCCCTACATCACTTTCTAAAATGCTATCTCGTATTTCGTTGCTAACAACTGTTGTACTTGATTGCACCATTTTATCAAAATCAGGCAGAGTATTTTTAGCTTTTGCAATCTTCTCATTCCAGTTATTTAAAACCTTATCCTGAGCTTTCATAGCTTTACGCTGTACTTCTTCTGCATCTCTTTGCTTTAAAGCATTTGTAGCACTCCATTCAGCTAATGCTTCTGCATATTCAAAAGCATCATTAAATTGGCTTGCTTGTGGCTTACCCTCAATAGTAGCCCTTACAGGTTCTTGTTGTGGTGTTGCCTTTGCTTCATACTCTTTAAGACGATTTTCTAATTCAACACTTCTTGCTTCTGCTTCTTTAGCTCGTTGTGTTACTTTATCAAATCTTTTATTAAGCTTCTCTGACCGCTTCTCAGTAGTCTGTTCCGTATTAGCTTCTGCCTCTGCTTCGGGTTCACTCTGATTTTTGCCTTTAGTTTTTTCTGATTCTTTCTTTACAGATTCAACTTCAACTTCTGGCTCATCAGCTAAACCTAATCTTTCTGCATAAAAGGTGTGCGCTGTTTCACTTGTTACTACATTACTTGCTTCTTTCTCGGCCATGATTGCTCAAGCTCCTATGAAATTACTATATAAACTATTTAAAATTGTGTGTCAATTATTCTTTTGGTGCTTTTGCTACTTTAGTTTCTTTTAACACTTCTTTAATCTGTGCTTTATG